CCAGACTACGCAGAAAAAAAAATAAAACGAAAAAGAACATCAGGAGAACGTATCGTAAATGATTAAGACATTTCCAACTCATTTGAACTAGCAGGTTTATTTTTGAATGTTTCCTTTCTCTTTGCAATAATAGCCTCAATCGTAGTTAACATCTTGTATTGCTCTGTGTAAAAATCGCCACTATAGACACCTCCACCATCAATCAAGTCTTTGTTAGTAAATATTGTCTGCACAATAATATCCTCAGTTTCAAACAACACGTCTACCTGGCCTTTTCTCTCTTCATTCTTAACTACCACAAAGAATATTCCGACTGCATTATTGGTTCTTGTTTTTAAATAATCAGAAAAGGCGTTAAAATATGTAAGTAGCCCCCCGTATCCCACGTTTAATTCATATTCAGCCATTCCCATAATCGGATGCACGTACAAATAAAACTTTTGTTGAGGCAACGCAAGTATCTTTTTGAATCGTTCAATACATCGTTGAAAATATTGATAATCGGGTTCCTTTCGGATATCGTGATGGGACATGGCAAGTTTCATTCCATACGTTCCAATTTTATTTTCTGGGCTGTCGGAGATATAATCATCTTCATAGTATTTGTTATAAACAATGTTTTCATTGCAAACATGAGTCTTAACATCGTCGCACAAATTAAAGGTCTCGCTTTGTTTATCTACATAATTCTCAACCCGCAAATACTCTACAAAGTCGGTCTCAATACAATGAACCAATACATCCAATTTTGATACAACCCAGTCAAATGGGTAGGTTTCAAATTTGTGCCTCATCTCCTTGATGAGAGATGCAGAAGTACATCTATGGCCCACTGAAAATAAAATGGTTTTTTCTACAAGTTTGTTGTCAACAAGTCCGTGGTGCAAGTCATCCGCTGCCATATTTATAAATTAAATTACTTAAAATATACGATTTTAACTAATTTACCATATTTTTTTCACCAACACAAATCCTGCTAAAGCTCCGAGTACTTCTACTATCAGATATAATATATAATCCATTTGTGTTATTTTATTGGCTACCATCATGCTAGTAGCAATGGCTGGATTGAATATTCCGCCGGATATAGATCCGCCTAACAAAACTGCAATTGCAAGTGCTGCGCCATGAGCTAAATAATTACTAGTGGAAAAAACTACAACTGAAAGCAAAAAGGTTCCAAGAAATTCAACAATATATTTATTCATTTTCTATAATAACAGAAAATAAATGTATTCAGCCAAATGACTTACCATTTTGTTTTTTTCACACTTATTTTCGGCCCCGCACCCTTTTTCTTACTATTGCCAGGATCATACTTTTCCTCCTCATCATCCGAATGCATATCCTTTGAAAGTTCCCAAAACTCTTTGGATCCCAATTTAAAATCATTATGCGAATCTGCCTTGTACCAAAAAACCTGTTCTTGTAATTTATTTGATTTTGCATTGTTGTTAATTACTAAACACTCGTAATTTTCAGTGCATTGGTCCATTACCTGACAAAACGATTCAAATGTGGGAAACATACCCGCATAGTTTTCAAAAATACGTTTGCGATTTGCAATATATGGCTCACGCAGAATAAACACATAATCAATATTTGTACGAAGGGCTGGCGGAATACCCAAAGGATATTGCATGGTAATTATTAACATAACTTTCCAATGACGACCATTCATAAACAACAAGCGCATCATCTTGTCTCGAGACCACGTATTATCATATAAACAATCATCTAAGATGACAAATGTGCGCGGGTCTATCGTGCTACGCTTAAATGTTTCAACCTCCTTTTTGATTTGTTTTAAAACCGATCGCTGACGCTTTAGGATGTTCTCAACGATTGCAGTATTGTATTCATTATGAATAAATAGTTTTGGCACAAGTTTACCATAAAACCCGTTGCCTTCTTCTGTCCCTGAAATTACTGTGCCAATAGGTATGTCTTGGTGATAAAATAGCAAGTCGCGAACTAAGAAACTCTTACCCGTATCACGACGTCCGATAAGCACCACGACGGGTCCCTTGCTTTCATTTGGCTTAAAACTTATACTTTTCATGTCAAATCTTTTTAATTCTAATGTCATATCTTCTGTTATATATAATTCATTTTAGAAAAAGTGGAAGGGATTATACGCAATCAATTATGCAACACATTACATTCTATTTGCGTTGAATCCCTTCCACATTTTCTAAATGCGAAGTATATGAACGATATAGTTAACTACAAGAAGCGTAAAAACACTGAACTATTCAAATCTTTAGAAAGATTTGATTTAGATCAGACCCAAAACTATATTCCAATTTATACTAAACTAATGACGTTAAACGAAACCAATTTTAATAGTGTTAATTTAAATCATACCTTGTATATTACCAATGTTATTAACAATATTGAGGGAAATCAAAATCTATACAAGTGTTCGCTGAAGAATTCCACCGACGACCAGATAAAAATAAAGCCAAAAAATGTCTTTTGTAAGATGGCTCCTTTATTAGACCCGATAAGATATTTGATAGGCAAATATGACGTAACAGATAATTCACTGATGAATTTGCCTTCCATAGATTCTACAGCTTCTTCGGTCAATTCAAAACTATTGGATGTGAATAATTCGGCTTACGTTGACAGCTTGTTTTCTCATCTAACAAGTCAATTGTTGTCTAAGCATGGATTCATACATGGTATAGAGTTTTATGGTTCATTCTTGTCGATTAAGAAAAACTTTAAACTAAATGTTTTTGACGACTTGGATTATTTGATTAAGTCTGATTTTTTCAACAAGAATAAAAACCAGCTATTTCAGATTGAAGATTATAGTTCTCTCTTTGATGATGACACAAGTAAGAAGAATCTTCCTGCTATTAAAATTGATGCAACCGGACAGGATTGTAATTTTTCAATTGATCCGATAGAAGATGTACTATTTAATGAAGTATTTGATAGTTCTCAAACGGATGATAGTGTATTTGCATTAACAACGGATAATCTGAAAGAACTCAGTATGGAAACATTTGCACTTAATACACTCAGCTCGCATAATTCCGAGACCATGGATTCAGAAAGTTCATGCTCTTCTAGAACAAGTCATACTAGAGACTCAGATAGTTGCGGTGACGATAACTCCACAGAAGAATGGACCGACGAAAATAGCGATGATGAGGATGATGATATTAGCGAGGATGAATGTATATATGTTACGTTTCCGAAATACCCAGTGCAAGTTATTTGCATGGAGCAATGCCAAGACACGCTGGATAATCTCATGTTGAAAACGGACATGGACGAAATTCATTGGATGTCTGCGTTGATGCAAATTATCATGACGTTAATTACTTATCAAAAGGTATTCGCATTTACGCACAATGATTTACATACGAATAATGTCATGTATGTGCCGACTGATAAGAAATTCATATATTATTGTTTTAAGAACAAGTATTATCGTGTGCCGACATTTGGTAAAATATTTAAAATTATTGATTTCGGGCGAGGCATTTATAAATACGATGGAAAGCTTTTATGTAGCGACAGCTTTAGTTTTGGCGGCGATGCTGCGACCCAATACAACATTGAGCCGTACTTTAACGATAAAAAACCGCGATTGGAGCCGAATTATAGTTTTGATTTATGCAGATTGGCGTGTTCCATGTTTGATTATTTGGTCGATGATATGGATAGCATCAAAGATTTAAGTAAGTGTGATACTATAACCAGAATCATCGTTGAATGGTGCTTGGATGATAATGGATTAAACGTCTTGTACAAGAATAATGGGGCGGATAGATATCCTGATTTCAAGTTATATAAAATGATCGCGCGATGCGTGCATAAACATACGCCTCAAGCCCAATTGGAGCGCAAGGAATTTAATGCATTTATATTTCCCAAGAAACAAATTCCTGGAAATGAAAAGGTCATTAATATTGATGATTATCCGTCATATGTATAAATAATAATAATTGTTGACGTATAATAAAAATATTTGTAAAAATTTTATTATACTTTATTGGACATAGCCAAAAATATTTATCTTGTATAATTATAAGATTCATTCATGTCGTCGTATGGATTTATTATTACTAGACACGTTAATTCCGAAAAAACCAATAAATATTGGAACCATGCGGTAAGAAGCATACGACGATTTTATCCATTTAGAAAAATAGTCATTATTGATGATAATAGCAATCAAGCACTTGTAAAAGCGGATTTTGACTACAAAAATATTCAAATCGTGAAATCTGAATATCCAGGCAGAGGAGAATTGTTGCCATATTACTATTTCCATAAAAATAAATATTTTGACAATGCTATTATTTTGCACGACAGCGTGTTTTTCCACAAACGAATTCATTTTGAAAAATTCAGCAAAGTGAAGGTTCTTCCCATATGGCATTTTGACATGAATGAAAATATGGAAAATTGTTTACGACTTGCCAGGTATCTTGATAACTCAGAAGCCATTCAATTCAAGGTGTCGCCCGAGACGATAAATATGTTAACGTATAAACAAGCTGATATCTGGCATGGATGTTTTGGAGTTCAAAGCTACATTAATTATGATTTTCTCTCTATGATTCAAAAAAAATATAATCTTTTCAATTTATTAAAGGGTGTTTTAACTCGGGCCGACAGATGTTCCTTGGAGCGTGTAATGGGTATTATATTTCACGCAGAATCTCCTAAGTTATATAAACGCCCTTCTCTCTTGGGTACTATTTTTGAGAATCAAATATGGGGGTATTCTTTTGAAATGTATTGCGCTCAATACAACCGCATACGTAAGCCATTAGTTAAAGTTTGGACTGGAAGATAGCTATGCTTAAAATGTTGGGTTGTCTGTGAATGCAATTTGAGTAATGGGAGCACCTCCAGCCGATTCTTGTATGATGGGTTTTAATTGTTCTAATATCATAAAAGCAATTATGGTGCAAACGTATACCAATAACGTATCCTTTACTATCATTTTTAGAGGCTTGCTCTCTCTCTCTATAAATCGCATCTCAACAAACTTTCCTAAAAAAAATACGAATGCTATAATACCCGAGATAATATATATATTGTCCATGTATATTTTACATGGACAATGTTTCATAACAATTTTACGCATATTTTAACCTAAAACTTCAATATCATCGATTAACAAATCAGGAATAATTTCAAGACGTTGTGGTTCAATATCATGGACGTCCAACTGCCCCAAGCTGACATTTTCGTTAAATATTTGTATTTTACCGCCTGAACTATCAGAGTCATCGTCGTCGTCAGTCTCTAGCTTTCGCTGTTCGTTACGTATATTACTTAGTTCTTCTAGTCGTGCGATATCCTTTGGAGCATTTATTTGCTCTTCCTTGTTATTCATATCAATCGCCATGTCCACGTTATTAAAACTTAATTTGGACGACAATGGTGCAGACGATTCCATTGATGTTGCTGTGGATGGGGGTGGCATTATAGAAGCAGAGCTAATACTTTCAGCAAGGGTTTCGTCTGGCATGGGCGTTTCTTTGATTTCTTCAATGACGTCATCTTCAGTAGTTTCATCTAAATATGCGCGCAAAATCATGTCAATCGGAATACTCTCTCTAACAGCGTTCAAGATACATTCTTGTATGATTACTTCCAATTCTCTGTGATTTTTTTGTGTTTGAAGTGGTGGGATATTCGTCTCAAATAAATAGACATTCTTGTAAATCTTTCTAGCAACGTGTATATAAACTTTATGAATAAAGTCTTCAAATTTTGGAATTTGTATATCCACCTTCTTCTGCTTCGTACCTGCACGCACAGCGGTCAAAAGCTTTAATTGTATGATATGAACACAAGTAATCAGATCGTCTAAATAAGTGCAACCACTTTTATCACAAATGCGCTTTTTCTCATTTTCAATAATTGCAGGATTCCATTTTGGAATACGACTGATGAAATTCTGAAACGTCATTAAATATTTATCCAACTCATTGTTTGCTCTACACAAGTTGAGAGATTCCTCAAAGATAGATTTAAACCCTTCCACTATTAGTGGGGTTAATATAGTTAATAATCTGGCACCCCACTCGTTTTTCGATTCATGTAAGGCGCTTACGTTAAAATCATCCATGGTATATGTAGTTTAATAATTTATTTTAAAAGAAATTTTAACTCATTAAAATAAATTCACAAATTTCTACATGAA